GCGACTCGTCGCGCCTGACCTTTCTGGGAGATTTTGAGAGAGGGCACACTGCTATCTAATAGTGTGCCTGAGTTCGGAAAGTTTTTTCCCATTTCGTCTATGAGCTATATATACCAATGCTTTCAGACTTAATGAGAACCTTTCGCAACAACTATATATTTTGTTTGTTATTTAACCTTTTTGCCGATTATTTCTTCTATGTTGTATTGGCTTTTCGGTGGTTCATAACCTTCTGGAACTTGATTTTTAAAATCTATATTTAATAGGGCATGTATAATTTCAGGATATTCTTCCTGAAATTTTCTTATAGCTTTTTCTCGTTCATGTTCTTTATTTATAAATTTTTCTGTAATACCACATTTTTTTAAATCATTTATGTATCTTTTGTATGATCGTTCACCTACATATTTTTTTTCTTCTTCTAATCCATCTGATATTGCACATATAAGAAATCCGCAGATCGCATCCGATCTTGCGGTTGAAAGCCTACCTGTTGGTGTGATTTTATCATGTACTTTTTTTATCTTTTTACAGATTTTTTTGTATTCTTCATCGTTCATTTAATGATGATACTTCCGCTTTCTGATATGTCTAATTTGTCAATTGTTAACTCTAATATTCTGTGTACTAATTGGCTTTCTTTAGATATGCCTCTCATATCCTTGTCTGCCAATTTGTTATTCAGCTCTATCATTTTTTTATAGAGCTTTTTTTGTTCCCATTCATTTAAAGCGATGCTTTGAGCCATTTTTTTGCCCTCTAAAAAAATATCTATAATTCTATAGAATTTTATAGAATTGTTTTGTACTATATTTCTATAGAATTATAGAATCTTATAGAAATTGGGGAATTTCATGATCAAACAACAAATTTTAATAACTATAAAATCAGAGTAATCATCATGCTCGATTTTCTGCGGTTAGCTATTCCAATCATACCTACGCATGTTCGTAGCTTAGAGAATAATCACTGGTTTACTGGTGATATTCGTGATTATGGTATTCCTGCTGCGACTCGTCATGTTGGTAAATTGGATGATGGAACTACAACGACAGGGGAGCTTTATCATCCTTTTGAGTCTCTTCCTAGTGATTACACCGACATGGCTATGAAGTTTTATACGCATACAATCAATAGAACACCTTATGTTGAGATTAAGGCGTCTCCGTTGAAGTTGTTACAAGGTCACAATGTGTATGGTTTTGAATCAATAGAACTTGGTTCTGATCATATGCTTGGCATGTTACTCGAAGCCTTTCCCCAGTTAGCCCCAATTTTGGATTTACCTAATACTGAAGTTTTACATCTAGATACGACTTATATATTTAGATTACCTCATCAGAATATGGTTCAACCAACTTTGGACTATATGGCTAACTTGGCTTCGGGTCACCGTAAAGCAAGACAAATTAAATACGAGAACTACATCACTTGGGGTAATGATGGCGCATCTATTCGACCTAAGGCTTATGGCAAATTTGAAGAAGTAAAAAGCCAATTACATAAGCTACAGAAGAAAGCAGATAAGGGCTGTATGCGCTCTAAATCACTTGTTATTGCTATGAATAATGCCTTGCCATTTGCTAATGCCATTCTTCGTCTAGAAGCCCGTATTTGTAAAACCTATTTAACCAAGAATGGTTATCCATCTAATTTATTTCAGCTAATTAAGCTGCAACATGAACAGCCAGAACTATTGCTACGCCTCTGGCACGTAGCGTTTGACCCCATCTTAAATACTATGAAGGGTAAATACATGAATTTCGCTAATGATGATCAATTACTTGAGTTATTTAAATCTCAATTAGTTACGTATACCAAGACAGGTAAGCCAAGTTATACCAAAGCTAAAAATGCTATGAAATTTTATTCTTTAATGCGTCAGCTTGGCTGGAAGAAGACAGTTGATTTATATAATAAAACTACATTCCATGATGCTCTTAAGCATTTGCTTGATTGTGGTATCAGCAAATCACATCTTCAGAACCTTGCTAAAAATCCAGACGGTAAAGTCATCCCATTTGTACGTTTATTCGAACTTAAGATGGCTGATCAATTACCACCAGATTACGTTCAACCAGTTTCACAATACACACCCAAACGTGGGTTACATCTAGTTGCCTAAAGAGAGGTTTTTATCATGCAATTATCATTTAATAAACGCACAATTTTTCCATCTGTTTACCGCGGTGAAAATAAGAAAACTGGTGAGCCAACTTGTTACTTGTCTACAACTGTATTTTCTCCAGTTAAATACAGTTTAAAACCAGCTGCTGGAATGATGCCAACTGAACAGATTCAAGCAATTCTTGAAGAGTGTGCAGACAATGGCCAAGAAGTAGAAATTGAGTTCACAGAGCAACAAACTAAGTATGGTGCAGAGATGCAAATTTTCAGTGTGAAGCCAGTTCCAAAGAAAACGCAATAGAATCAAAGGCTTAATGGTGAATTATACGATTGTTCGTATAATGTATAATATGTAAATAAAACAACAACTTACGTGTATTTCCACTATGGCAGAATACATTTATAAATGCAAGAAGTGCGGTGCAGAGTTTACAAAACATTCAAGTTACTGCATCCACTTTTACAAGTGTAAATAAAAAGAATTTGCCGGCTTTTGGGGGCGTTTATCGCAAGTCGGCAATCCTATTTATTGGGGATGTCTCTAATGGTCATCTATGCAGTTTGGTATTTCTTCGTGGTAGGGGTGATAGCTCATCCAGTGGGCTTATATCTCTACTATAAAAAACGGAAGTAAAGGAATTCAATTATGTTGGCTTGTTTGATTTATGGTTCGGACCAGACGACATGTATTGGGTATTTGAACATGGAACTGGTGATCGCATTGTTTGGTGTTTTCACAATTCTGTACGGTCTCAGCTATGTTTTTAAAATTGTTCTGAAACTAATGGGTTTTTAACCCTTGGAGATAATTATGGAAAATCAAATCGTTGTACAAGAAAAACGCGGAGTTGTAAGTCTACGCAACGCTTCTCGTTATGGTTTGGGGGCTGTTTTATCAGCGGGTATTTTAAGCAGTGCAAGCGCAGCAACTTTAGTAGATGAGCAAGCTGCTCAGTTTAAAACTGATGGTATTGCAATGGTTACAGCGATCGGTGTTGCAATGATTTCTGTTGCTGTTGTTGCTGTACTCATTAAATGGGCAAAAGCTACATTCTTTAGTTAATAGCTCAGGGGGTAGAAATACCCCCATCTTATAAGAATTAAATATTTAAAAAGTTGGGGGCTTTTATGAAGTTTTTTAAATATTTAGTTTTCATATTCATATCGATTTTTTCAGGTTCAATTTTTTCTGCTACTGTCTACTATACAGATACGAACCCAAATATTGTTCCAGCTTCTAAAAGGTTTGATTCGACTAGCGCTCTTTGTTCTTATGCTCAAAGTGCCACGAAGTCTTTTTTTTCTAATAATTCTTCTTTTTCTTATACGATTGAACTATCTGATTCTCTTTGTAAGATTGGCGATGCAGCTTATTTTTTTATCAAATCAGTACCTGATCAATGTCCTGAAGGTCAAGTTTATCAAAATGGTCAGTGCGTTAATTTGCAATGTCCAGATGTCGGCTATCCAATGTATGTTTATTTTGATTCGGGCACTTCTATACCACAACAACGCTGTCAACCTTTAGCCGATAAATTTTGTGTCTTTAAAGCAAAGCCTGATTCTATTGTTTTGAATCATGCTAACAATCGTCAAAGTACAGTGTTATATAACGTTTCTAAAACACCTGTATCTTCATGTACTCCACTTGATGCAGGTCAGTGTGATAAAAATGACCCTTATGGTGATTGTTATCAACCGCCTAACGATGGTTGTACTCGTCTAGCTGATGGCTCTATTACTTGTCCTGATGGTGCTGCTCCTCCAAGTCCTACGGGCACTTGTGGTGGTGCTACTTACTGTAATAGACCACCTACAGGCTGTGGCACTGGTTACGTTTCTGGCTCATTCAATGGTCAGGCGTTATGTGTTAAATCTTCTAATTCAGGTACTGGTTCTGGCACTGGTACAGGTTCTGGTGATGGCGGTGGTTCTGGCACTGGTACAGGTTCTGGTGATGGTGGTGGTTCTGGTTCAGGTACACCAAATGATACTGGTACTGGTAGCACTAATATTAATAACTCTGGTTCTGGTTCTGGTTCTTCTACAGGTGGTTCTGGTGGTGGAACTACTTCAACAAGCTTTACTATTGATTTATCACCTGTAGTTAGGGCTATTTCTGCTTTATCTGATAAATTGACTTGGGTTAAGTCTGAATTGGTTAATGCTGTTTCTCGTGTTGAAGATAAACTTACTCAGACTAATAGCAAGTTAGATACTACTAATTCTAAACTTGATTCTGTTAAGTCTTCAGTTGATCAAACAACTGCTGCTGTTAATGCTAATGCAACAACGGTAAAAACGGCTGTAGAAGCGAATACGGCTGCTACAAACAATGTTAAATCGGCTGTTGATGCTAATACCAACTCTACAGCTAATAAGCTTAATGAAGTAGTTAATGCAATCAATAATAAGCCTGTTGGCGGTGGTGGAACTACTGATGTTAAGCCTGTTGTTGATGCTATTGAGAAACAGACTACTGATTTTAAAGATATGATGAAGACTGATTCATCAGACTTTGATACATCACAGTATGAGAAAATTGGAGATGCTTCAGACGACCCTCGCTATTTAAATGCCCAGTCAGAAGCTACCAATGCACTTCAGAATTTATCTAATAAATTAACTTTTTCTAATACTGCATGCGTACAGGACTTTACGGTTGATTTTCCTTATTTTGGTTCTTTTGTAGTTCCAATTTCTCGTTGGTGTGAACTCTTAGCACTAATAAAAATTTTGATACATCTCAGTACATTAATTCTTGCTTTTAGAATGCTTGATTCAACAGTGAGGGCTATCTAATGCCGTTGTTTATTGGGGCTATTGTTGCTGCATTATTGAAGGTTTTATTTAGATATGCGGTTTTTAAAATATTTGCCAAATTAATTTTGGGGACTGCTACTGCAGGAATTATTTACTTATTTTTAACCAGTACCATCAAACCTTTTATTGATGAAATGCAACAAAAGATTGTTGATAAAGCTGCTGAACTCTCAACCATTGGTGGTACTGCTGCTGAGGTCATTCAATACTTTGATTTCATTCAATGTGTAAACATTATTTTATCTGCTTCGGCTGCTTGTTTTAGTTTGAAACTAATGTCAGTAGCCATTCGTGCCTTTGGCATTAATACAGGGGGTTAATTCATGGCTATTAAACTAATTACAGCACAGCCTGGCTCTTATAAGACTGCAATGATGATGGAAATTGCTAGCAAAATGGCTAGTGAAAACCGTCCAATTTACTTATGTAATATTCGTGGTTTAAAACCCGAAATACCTTTCCCATATCAAGTTCTAGATCATTTTAAAGACTGGATTGATACACCAGAAACATCAGTTATTTTTATTGATGAGGTTCAGGAATTTACACGAGACGTACCAACTAACTGTAAAACTGAGGATTTACCTAGATGGTTAACGTTATTAGAAAAACATCGTCATGAGGGTAAGGATATTTTTATTGTTACTCAGCATCCAATGTTTATACATACTCATGTTAGACGTTTAACATCTGAGCATATTCATCTTGTTAGAAATGGGAATGTTCCTTTTGCTGCTAAGCGTACTTGGGGGTTTGTTGAGTCAGATCCAGACGACTTTCAAAAGGCTACTGTTAAAAATGGTTGTACTACCTCTATCTATAGACCTAATAAAGAGGTCTTTAACTGGTATGAATCTACGGTATTAGATACCCATAAATTTAAATTTCCTACTAAATTAATTAAGACAGTAAGTCTTTTAGCTGCTCTTGTTGGTTTTTCTGTATATATGGGATATCCAGTATTTAATAAATATTTTGGTTCTAAAGAACAAGAAGTCTCTGCTACAGATATTTCACCACAGCCTAATAATTCAAATATGACCTTAGCTGAAAAGGCTAAGCTTGATGCAGCTATGGCTGGTCTTACTCCAGAGCAGTACGCTGATTTAATGCATCCTGAAAAACGTAACGCTGAGCTGCAAGCTGTTAACGATGTAAGAATGGAAACTATAGCTGTGAAATATAATCCTAATCGTCCTTACGATATGGATACTTCACAGATTCAATATGAAGTTACTGCTAAGCCTGTTTTTTCAGGTTGTATGAAGAAAAATGGTAAATACGTTGCTTATACTCAACAGGGCACTATTTTGCATGATGTAAGCCAATCCGATTGCCGTAAACTTATGGAAGATGGCGATAGACCATTTAATTATTTTCAGGTTCAGAATAATCGACCTGCTCAGGTAAATAATGCTGTGCCACAAGTGCAGGTGCAGCCTAATTATTCATCTTATCAGGCTAATAATTATGTCCAGCCTAACCTACAGCGTAGTTCTGTCGATGGTGCAAATTCTCAAAGTTCTTTTTCTTTCTGATTACCTAAAACCGTCTATATGTTCTACCGTAGCAGTAACCAAAAAAAACCGTTCAGGGGAATTGTGACCGATCGAACTCGGTCACAAGGCGTAGTCTACGGTTTTTTACGTGATAATATATCGACTTACACCCAATGCCAGTATTGCGGTCGTACCTTGCAATTTGGTCAATTAATGAAACATTTGAGGCTTTTTCATGGATACGGAACAAGTAGTTTTGACCTTGGCATCTGAATTTACCTTCCCTGATTTATTTCAATTTCTAGCTTTATGCCTTATTGGTTTTCTTTTAAAAATTCTAATTGAAACCATATTAGAGTCCCGATAATAGGAGTTATCTATGGTTTGTTTTGATGATAGTGAATTAGAGACGATCTATACAATTATGCTTTCTTATGGTTTGACTGATTCTGCTCTATCTATTACTAGAATTATTGATCAATCTTATTATTTTTGTCACCAGTGCCAGAGACTAATTCGCCTTGAATATTCTGAACAACATTTACAAGAACATGATGACTGAGAGTTCGCATAATACGGCATTATGTTACTTGCCATGTTCGTTGACTAAAGACCCCGCGCTAGCGGGGTTTTTTGTCAATGATGCGACCATATTTACGCACTCGCATGGCATTTAACATCAGTGCTCATTATGCGAATTGGAAGGATAGGAAAGGGCGGGCA